ATGCAATCTTATAAACTTCATCTGTAGCTGTAGATCCCAATCTAATGTGCATACCTGCTACAAGACCTGTAGCAGCAGTTCCACAAACAGCAGTTTTAGATCCGTTTGTAAAGTCTATATCAATAATAGCTGTGTTCAATGCAGCATCACTACCAGTAGCCATAGTCATTTCAAATCCGATATAATCTTCAGCTTCTTTTTGGAAGTTATGGATAGCACTCTTTAAGAGACCATCTGCTATTTCCTCTTCAGTTGCATTAGCATCAGAGTTGTATTGAAAATGCTTGATAGTTCTTCCATCAGAGGAAGAGGTCAAGTATTCCTGGACATACAATGTAACCATATAAAGGTTAGAGTTTACCAAGGAAATAGACCCAGAACCAGCGGCTCCATCAAATCCAATTGCGTCTTGCTGTTCAGTAGCTGCTGCTCCTACTTTAGTAGAAATAGAAGTTACATTTGCTCCTGTGATTGTATCAGAGATAAAAAGAGGCTTGCTATTAGCTCCTCCAATTACTATGACAAATCGTGTATCGGTATCAGAGGTATCTCGTCTTAATCCGTCAACGGAAAAGACTCCTATTTCACCCTCTTCGAGGTCTGAATAAGCTTCGTTTACTACTGGTACACTTGTTACCGTTGAACCTACCATTAGGTATTCAACATTCATTACTTGTGCTGTACTCATGATTTTTGAGTTTTAGTATGACAATTAGTATTAGTTATAGACCAATTTTGAATCTTTGTTTTTCTGTCTTTACCAGATCCACAGTCCGTTTAATTATGGCTTTATTGCCGTCATTCACTTCTTATGAAGTCAATATTTTAACCTGCTGTTTCTAATACCGGTTTTTCTTGACCGTTTTTATTAGGGGTTGCAGTTGCTTTTTTTGGCGTATTCTCCGTTTCTTTGGAGTGTTTGCCATTTATTTCGTCTATCCACCAGTTACAATCCTGGATTGCTCCACTTACTGCTTGTAAATTAGCTACATTCTCGGTTATAGAATTAGTCAATTGCTGTTTTATAGCCAAATGCTGATCTAATTTATTCTCAAGTTCAGTCTTCCTTTTTATGATGGTTTCTAAATTCATATTGTTTCCCATTTTTTGCCTGTTAATTAGTTTCTCCTACTAAATTTTTTTTAAAGTTACACTTTTTATCTTATTCTGCGGCTTTTTGTTCCATTATTTTAATTTGGTACGATTGTGGGTCCGTAATACCAGCTGCCATTCTTACTGCAGCATCTACCAGTTCTTCGTGAACAGTTGGATTAAGTTCACAATCTACTGAGGGTATATTGGGGTCATCACTAATTAGGATATCAGATGGAACCTTTAAGTATCTAACATGATATAAGGTAACTGTATAAGTACCGTCAGTTATTACTTCGTGTCTTTGCTTATCATTAGTAGGTCCTTGTGAAAGATCCCTACTAAAATCTAACCTCCATGCCTGTGTGGCATCAGGTTTTGAAAAGGGGTTTTTAACATTAATAGAATACTCATCGTGGGTAATTGGTTTTACCAGTATTCTATCTCCATTAACGCAGGTATCTGTAGAAGAAATAGTAATCTCTTCTCGTAGCGTATATAAAAACTCTGAAGGAAGATCATAGAATACCCCGAATGGGGTAACTCCATTTTGATCAGCAGACTGGTTAAGAGTTGTGAGATTTACATTTCTCACAAGCTCTGCCAGGTCTTTTCTTCTTTTTTCTGTTTCTTCAAAGCCCTCACCATATTGGTTTCCTTTATAGTTGTAGCGTGTTTTCACAAACTGCAACTGAGCTTTGTTAAACAATTCAGTTATTTCTGAATCTTCATAACCAGGAGCAGCTAAATTGGTAATCTTATCGTATAAGATAAGAAACCGAGTTTTCATTTGAGCTGCTGTCATAGTTAATCAGTTTCTGGATCTTCTTTCTTAGATTTAGCTGTTTTAGACTTGCTGGCAGTTTTTTTGACAGGAGCCTTTTTGGTTTTAACAGGTGCGTCCATCTTAGAATTATCTATCCGGGCTTTTAATTTAATAACTTCTTCGTTATTTACAGGATTTTTCATGAATGAGATTACACTCTCCATGGTATCTCCAATAACTATTCCTTCTGGTAACTTAAAGGTCAAGCCTTCTCTGTGAAGAGCTTTGCTCTTAAGTGCATTATAGACAAGAACCTTTTCGGTATATCTATCATCTTTCGTCAGATTTAAGAATCCAGTCAAATCTCCTTCAACTATTTTCTCAATTTCTGCCGTTAAGAAGTCAGAACTTGCGTTAGGGGGAAGTGATTTCCCTTTAGGCTTCTGTGTATAGTATACATTTAAGAAGTTTCTCATCTTCTCTACAGAGTGCATCATAGCTCCAAAAGCTTTGTAAGCTTCTGTCTTACTACTTGCGGCTTTAACTTTCTCTTCATTTTGATACCCTTCCTCTACAATAGCATACTTATAAGTTCCTTTTCCAAACTTCTGATCTGCTGAAGGTGCAATGAGGTCCTTATTTACTAAGAGGACTTTATATAGGATATAATCTAAAGGTTTAGATAAATCTAATTGTAATACATTCTTATCTAATTTCACTCTATAGTCTGCCCAATAATTTTCATCCTTTTTATGCACAGACAATGAGTCATGGCTTAAAGCTAACCCGGAGGCAGGACTCTCTAAGAAAGTCCTTTCCTCACTGGTTAGGGGATCAATAAAGGCTCCAGTTGTAGCACTTCGAGGTACTACTACTGAAAAGTATGAATGTTTAAATAAAAAGTTTGCCTCGTGGTCTGTTCCCAGCCACTTCCCTTTTCTCCGTACAGGGACAACCAACACAGTCTTCTGAGGAAGATTAAATGTCGATTTTGTTAATATATCTGTATTCTCCATTTTACAGTTTAATTTAAATTGATTAATTATTATGCCAGAATAGATGGTATGATCTGAGCAGTTCTTGAAGGATCTTTAACCATCGTAGCACACATTGCCCATCGGTGTACTGTGTACCCGTCAGTGCTATGAGCTACAAGATTTCTCTCTCCGGTTGCAGAGAAAGGATTCCTCAAGCCAAGTTCATAAGCCATTCCATCTTCTGATCCTTTAGCATACACTCTTCGAATATTAGGTTCTCCGTCAGAAGTACCAACATCCAAGATGTCATATCTGTAAGATTCAGCTACACCGCCATCTGGGTGATAGATCTTGTTTCTTTCTCTATCATCATATATTGAATCAATAGAAAGATTGACCTTAATACCCTGAGGTCCCATGTACTCGATGAATTGTCCACCATATCCGTAAGGCATTTTCACGCCTGACATTCCACCTGCTTTATACATTCTACTGGTTGAAGTAGGAGAAGTATTAAGAGGAGAGAATAATAAAGTGTTAGATTCAATTGCTTTATGGAATTGAACAGCTCCACGCTCTCCAGTTCTAAGAACAAACTCTCTTCGGTCACCTGGAAGTTTTCCTTCAGACAAGTCTAAAAGGATATCAATCAAGTAATCAATTGAGAAAGTGTTATAGTAAGAAGTGTTGGAAGCTTCCATTTGCTGACGAATACCAGCACCTTGCTTCTTGATGTGACCAGACTTGCCAATGTTTGCATATGTGCCATCAGCTTTCTTGTTGGCAATAGCATACATAGTAATCCTGTTCTTTTCCATCCTGAATTGGTGGTCAAATTGGTAATCCTCATACTGAGTCCAGGTCTTATGAATATTTCCTTTGTCATCTTTCCAAGCTGTTGCAAAAGGACGGTTAATCATATTACCAGGTACAGTGTGCTGCATTCTGATCATTGAGAAAGCATTTCTCATTTTAAATGGAGAAACAAAGTTCACAAGACCACCTTTTTTGGATAGAGTTTGCTCTACCAAAGACCAGTCTTTAGAAAATCGTTTTCCTGCAGTCAAATCTTCAAGAGGAACAAATAAGTCTGGATCACCGGTAATTAATTTTACTCGGTAAACCCAACTTGTTCCTTCTGGAGTTGGATCTGCTTGTACTTGCATTTGATATACTTCATTTTTCTCGCCTACAATTACATTCTCATCTGAGAACCATTGCTCGGGAAAAACAAGTTCAAATTCTGTGTGTGCTAAGCCAGCTGTGTCTGTTCCTGATACTGGGGATCCCGCTATACGGGCCTCTTCTAAGGGGACATTCTTCTTAGCACTACCAATCAAATCCCATTCAAAGTCATCATCAGTCTCAAGGTACAGCGGACTAAATTGGTCAAGATAAGAGTCCAGATCGAGGCCAAAATTAGTTTGATGTATCCTCGTCATTAACTTAGATGCCATTTGTGGATTTGTCTGATAGATTTGCCCTAAGTGGTTTTTGGTTGTTAAACCGGACCAAGCTTGAGCTTCTGTCATTTGAAACGGTGAAATTTTTGGCATTGTTATTGATTTTGGTTACAAATTAAAATTAGCTCCTATGTCTGGATTACTTTTTTGGTCCAAACATTGTTTCAAGGCTACTCATTAAAGCACTTTCAGTGGGAGCTCCCGGAGCCTTTTTGGGACTACCACTTGTATGTGCCGTATTAGAATCCAACGAACTCTCCAAATCCTTTAATACTTTGCTTTTGGCAGATGCATTAATGGAAGTAAAGTCCGAGAACCCTTTAGTAACATCCGCAAGATATGTGACCATAAGGTCAAATTTCAACGGATTTTGTTGCCTCAAAGACATTGTATAGGGCATAGGATTACCTTGATCATCCTGTCCTACAATTTGCGTCATATTCTGATACAGTCTGTCTTTATCAGCTTGTCCCAGTTTTTTACCAGGGATTATGTAGTCGGCACCTGTAATAACTTCTTGAATTTGGTGAAGTTTTTCCTGGTGACGTTGATTAAAATTCTCTTGTTGCTGAGCATATTGCTGCTTAACCTGTTCTTGATATTGCTTTGCCAGAGTTTTTAGTTCTGCTAAAGCCTCTTCAGCTTCCCCCTTTAACTTTCCTGAATCTTCATAAGTATCTACAAGCCCTTTAATTTTGGCCTCTTTAAATCCTTTGGTAGTAAGCAGGTCTGAAACTAACCTTTTTTGAAGGGCTTCATCTGTGTTAAGTTGGTCGTCCGTGACACTATTATACTCAATATCTTTTAGAACAGACCCTTCTAAGGCACTATAAGGAACTCCCTCGGATACAGCTTTTGCTGCATTCATAAGTTCCGGTGGAAAAGATTGAATAAACCTTTGATTAGCCATTCCTATTTCATTTCCCATAGCCTGCATCAACGCCTCTATCTTGTTATCTGCCTTGTTAAAGTCCTCCATATTGAGGTGAGGCAAAAAGCCCTTTTCCTGAAGAAGAGAGGCAAATGGAGTTACAGGAGAAGAATCTCCCCCAGTTCCAGGGCCATCATTACCTTCTGAGGTGCCTCCAGTTTCTCCTGGCATTCCTCCGGTATCTGCATTGATATCTCCTAAGTCCAAACCAGGGTCTGGTACCGGAGCAGGTGGCGTTTCTGTTGATTGTATATTTTCTGGTGCAGATTTTTCTATATCCCGGTCTCCTGCGACAGGTGGTTCTATACCTTCTCCCTCGGTAGAACCCTCAGTAGTTAAAGTAGCATCGTCAGACTTTTGGATTTCTGCTAAATCAATCCCTTCATCTGTAATGCTATCAAAACTCTGATTAAATAACTCTGTGTTATCGTCAGCCATTTGCTTTTGTTTTTACAATAGTAGTTACTTTATACTTTTCTCCCAAATTTTTATTATACTTTCTAATATTAAAAATTAGTTTACCATAGCTAAAAGCTACTTTGCTGTAGCCTTTGGTTTTTGACGAGCAATTTTTTCTTTGCTCTTTCTTTCCTTATCAGCTTCTGTTGGCAACAGTTGGATTTTTTTATCTTCCAAATGTAGTTTAGCCCTTTCTATCTCCAATTTCTGGGCTTCAATAGCTGCTTTAAGTTCAAGTTCTTTTTGTTTCATTCTTTCTACAGATTCAATCTTATCTACCTCTACTACATCTGGAATACCGTCATTATCCAGGTCTTTTGATTGTTTCTCAAGGGCAGCCAGTGCTTTGAGTTTTTCAATCTCCATCTTGTATTCGTATTCTTTCTGCAACTTAACAAGTTCAAACTGTCGTTGTTCTCCTTGCATCTGCATTTCAATCTGCATTTTCTGTTGCTCCATCTGTTGCATCATCTCCTGTTGTTGTTGATCTCTTTGAGCTTTCTCTCCTTCAAATCTCTGAATCTTTCTTCTCATATCCGCCATAGATGGAGTAAGATGTATATCCATGAGCTGGGAGAAGTTTAGTTTATCATTCTGTAATCCTGCCTGAGCTAATTGTTTCATTGTATTTAACAATTCTGCATCAGTGGACCCGTCAGAAATGATGATCCCATAATCACACTCATTAAATTGGGCACCATCCATTGCCAGAATAGAGGTGGACATATCATCTAATACATACTGAACTCTTTTATCTTGTTGTGTCTTAAAAGTAAACTTAGCAGTTTCCAGTAGAAGTTCCATTGCCCTTCTCTTTATATTATTATGAATAGCAAACCATTTCTCAGTGATATGACTGGATTGTGTTACTGCTCTTTCTACATTACCTACAAGTTCTCTGTTTTCTATTTGGCCTTCTCTTTGTTTTGTCACTCCTGCTATCTCTCCCATTTGGTTCTCAATGAACTGGAGCATCATGATGTTCTGCTGGATCTGATTACCTACAGACATGTCCAATACGGGAGAATTTTGTTGCATCTGTCCAGCGAGTTTTCCCTGAGCTGCTCCTTTATTGGCTTCTTTAAAAGAATCTTTTACGGCCCATCCATGAATCTCTGCATAGTACATCCACTTATCTACATCCCAATGGTCTGGAATAGATGCCAGGTCAAGACTTCCTATTCTTCCTTTATCTTTGGCAAATGCCAGTTCTGTCCTATACATGAATACATTATATAGGTATTGGTAGGGCTTCATTCTGTCCATCAGAGACTTAGCTTTGGAAGAATTTATATTGTAAGCCATTCCTGTATATCCACTGGAACATTTAGACAGATTGGTCATGGAGCGGAATTGTACAGGTCTTACCTGTACTTTGACATAAATATTTTTTGCTATACGGGTTCCTTCCCACCATTGGTTTATCCAAAGCCATTTAACAGTTTGTCCTTTATCCTTATCAACAGGATAGTCTTCATCTACTTCTGTTTCCTGGGGCATTCCGCTTTCATCAAAATAAGTTAGTATCCCCATTTTCTTAAAGGATTTCCAAACAACTCTCGTTACTCTTATATTTCCTTCTGTATCCCAGTATTCTCCATAAGCTTTATTTTCTGTATCAATCACCCCATCTATTACAATAGAGTGTTCCCTTTCTCCGATGTTAATAAATCCATCACTTTCCCTGCCGGCAATTCCTTCATCAATCAATTTTACTTCTGCTGGAGTAAGCCAGTCATAATAAAGGTCTATTACTTGTCCTGGAGAATGATAGCCATCTTCAACTATAATATCTGCTTCGTCAATAAACGGAGATTCTCCGCTTCTAACCGTATGTACATTAAGAGGATTGCATTTTCTAAGAACGGGCTCTCCTCCTACAATGTCTGCACAATAAATTTCTTCACCTGCTATTAGAGCATCTTCAAATCCTCGTGAAAATGCCTCTTTTAGATTTAGATTCTTATATAAGTAGTTGAGAATGTGACTTGCCATTCTCTCCCGGGTATCCTGAAATTCATAATGTAAATACTGATCTAATTTCTTTAGACTCTCTTCAAGTTCAGCCAAGGCCTGTTGTTCTGATTGAGGCAATTGCATTTGAGGTGGAGCTTGTCCCTGTCCTTGACCTTGAGGTTGAGGTTGTTGTTGGGGTGGTCCCTGTCCTTGCGGTTGTTGCTGACCTGCTTGCTGTTGCTGTTGTTGCATTTGCTGCAGCTGAGCGTGTACCTGAGCTCCTTCAGGATTATCCTTAAATACTTTTTCTTTTACAAACTCTAAAATCTGTTTCTTCTTTTCGTTCTCTTTGGCAGTTACTGCATCATCATTAACTACTCTTACATGCCAGTCAAATTTTCTTTTTCTTTCTTCTCCAACCAAGAGATCAATTTTCGGATTAGCAATGGGATAGTTTTGCATCTTTGCGGGGAAAGTGGCTCCCTTAATCCCCATAGGATTACACACTTCCTCAAGGTCTGATGTATCCAAGATGTCATTTGCCAGATTATAGTTGATAAGTTTATTCTTATAAGACTCTCGTATTCCACCACTTCTAAAAATGGCAAGATCTTCTCCGGCTTCAATACATTCTTCTGCCCATTTTTTAGTTTTTTTAGATTCTGGTAATTTTTGGAAGGGGAAATGTTGTATCCTTTCGTGAGGCATGATAAATAGGTTTAATTTACAATAATACTTTAAATACTTGTAACAGACTCATTATTTTGTGTATTAATTTTTTCTCCATAGCTATTAAGTAGGATGATATTTTGATTATTAGGACTGAAACTTCTATCCCAAAAACTATCAGATTCTAAGCCTTTTTCTGATTCATTAAAGACAACTATCCTTTGTTCTCTGTCTGCACGAAGTATCATTAACATTCCCATTGCAGATATCCGGTCAGCATTTATGTCTTCGTGCCATGATATGGCTTCTTTGATATATCCTATAGAACGGATCTTGTGCAAGTTGAGGAGTTGTTTTTCTTCCTCTTCTTCATTTTGTATATACGCACTTTGTACCATCCAGGTTGCTTGTAATCTTCTTCCCCATTGATTTAGCTTCTTAGAGGAGTTACATCCTTTGCTTTTATTTCCTATTCTGGAGATAGTTCCCATATCCATATCTCTTACAATCTCTGGGGTATCACATAATAAATGGAGGCAGTTCTTGTTCTTGAAATAGGCATAAAGTCCTTTTTTGTCATTTTCATAGTTTCCCTGGGCATTATAGAACATCAATAATCTTCTTGCTTTTTCATAACAATCTTCCACATTGAAAGTTCTGCCTGTATATTCTGCAACTAATCTGTCTGTAAGAGTATTCATTATAAACATAGAAAATAAAGAGTTGGTCCCAGAAGTGTCATCATCTATAGGGTCAATACCCCCTATGTATAATCCATGAGGCACATTTCCTGTTCCATCTTCATAGGGCATCTCAAAAATTTCAATAGCCCCTTCTTTTCCTTTATTATCTTTAAAGGGGTAGTCTCTTACAGGGGTGACGGTATCATCTAATTTCCATACTACTTTTCCATCTTCCAGGCCCAGTCTTCCCACCCAGTGCGGAGATACAAACTTACTTTTCTTAGGCATAATGTCTGCCAAGAAATCTTTCAGGTCTGCAACGGGGAAGACAGATCCTTCTTTTCTCATTATTGCTTCCTGCGGGGTAATAGGTCTTTCTGCTTTTTCCTGCACAAGAGTATTAGGATCAGAAGCTTCTTGTTTGATATTTACTCTCTCTTCAAGTATCTCTACTAAAGCCTTGATCACATCGGAGTTTCCATCCCCATCATAGCACCCGTTTCTATTCAGATATTCTGGAAAAAAGAATCCACAATTAGTTTTGCCAAATGTACCCCTATCAAAGATGTTAGGTAGAGAGAATATATTATATCCCCGGGGAGCATAGAATAATTCTTCAGCTCCTGCAAAGTTAGCCCCTTCAGTACCCCCAGTACCATAAGCAATCATAGTTCCAAAGGCAAATCTTCCGTCTTCCACTGAGGGTCTTGCAATATTCCAGGCTTTTAGGATACAGGGGAACTTACCCATCTCTTCCCAAATGATGTAAGAACCCCTTTTACCTCTTGCTTTATCCGCGTCATTCTTGAGTGTAACTCCCATTACCTCATTCTTCGTACCAAGTTCTGCATTGGAATCCGGATCTTTATAACCCATCTTCCAGTGCATTTCATTCCAAGAGTCTTTAAGATCTCTTGTTTTGGGCCATGGAGTATATTTTCCACAGTGATCCACCATGTCAATATATTTATTTAATACTCCATCTTTGATGAGGTACTCCTTCTCATCCGCAATTGCAAAAGCTTTTATACCTCTGCCTTTTTTGCCTCCCTTCTGTCCCAGGATAAAGTTCTTTGTTAAGCCGGCCCCTCCTTTAAAGGAAAATCCTTTACCCCTGGATTTGAGAACGGATCCGTGTTTGCCAGCTCTTCTTGGGAGAGTAGTTTAAATAAAAGTAATAATCTCCAGGAATCCATTCTCCATCAGATTCTCTTATGTATCCATCTCTACATCTTCTGGCTTCTTCTGTCCAGAATTTGAAATATTGAGATTGGGGGTGTTTATTGGGGTAAAGTTTGGTATAGCACTCGTACTGCTGAAAATGTATTGCGGGACCTCGGAAGAAGTCCATGTCTTCCAGTATATGTGGTTTGCTGATGTCTGGTATGATTCTTCCTTTGGAATCTTTTTCTTTGTCCTTTGTTCGTGGTCTGTCATGAGCGGTAAGTAATTTAATGAATTCAATTGTTTCTAAACTGTCCACCAGCTCATTACGAAGATCTCTCTCCATACTCTTCCACTCTTTTTCTGTAAAAGGAGTTTGCGTTTGATTAAAGTTAGTCAATTCCATCTTCAAATAAAGATTTTTCTTTTCCTCCTCTCATAGTGTCATCCTTCTGTTGGATTTGTTTTTTGACCTGAGACTCTAATTCAAAGAGTGCTTCCGTGACTTTATTAAGCTGACCCAAAGAATCAATTACTTTTTTGATATCGTGTTTGGGTCTCCCTCCCACTTCTTCACTCATATCAATCTCCCTGAGAAATTTCCGTACACTTTGCACAGCATGCCTGGCATCTTCCAATAGAAGGGTGGCCGGAGTTTCCTGTCGAGAACTGTAAAACTTACAAGCCTTTTTGAATAAGTCGTCAGGTTCCCATTTGGGATCCATTCCTACTATTACGGATTTTATGGTAGATAGTTTCTCATCATCATTCAGCATTTCTGAAAAATCAGATTTATAATCCGTGTAGAAATAAACTGCAGCCATTTCTGTCAACGCTTTTGTTTTCCCTTTTGATTTGTCCCTGTTCCATATGTCGGCAAAAGGTTCTAACATTAAA